AAGTAGAGGAAGACTTTGTTAGTAAGTATGGTAGAGAACCTACCAAAGAAGATCGCTCAAAGCGTTGGGAAGGAAAACCACCAATCAGTAATTACTTGGGTGAATGTTTTCTAAAGATTGCCACACACCTTTCTTATAAACCAAACTTTGTCAATTACATGTTCAGAGACGATATGATCTCTGATGGTATTGAAAACTGCGTTCAATACATTCATAACTTTGACCCAGAGAAGTCTAAGAACCCGTTTGCATACTTCACTCAGATTATCCATTATGCCTTTCTGAGACGTATCCAGAAGGAGAAGAAGCAACTAGAGATCAAGACCAAGATTATTGAAAAGACTGGGTTTGATGAAGTCATGATGGTTGATGACACTGCTCTTGCTGGCACCAGTTCTGATTACAACACGATTAAGGATAACATCACTTATAAGAATAGATGAAGATTGCCATTATCACAGATCAACACTTTGGAGCACGGAAGTCTTCTAAGTTTCTTCATGATCATTTCAAGAGATTTTATGATGACATTTTTTTCCCATATCTAGAAAAACATAACATCACTACTGTTGTAGATATGGGAGATACTTTTGACAATCGTCGGAGTATTGATCTGTGGGCAATTGACTGGGCGAAAGAGACATATTACAATCGTTTGAGAGACATGGGCGTCACAGTCCATACTATTGTCGGTAATCATACCGCATACTACAAGAACACGAATGAAGTGAATTCTGTAGATTTGTTGCTGAAAGAATATGAAAATGTAAAAGTCTATTCAGAATGTACTGAGGTCATGCTAGATAGACTACAAGTTCTGTTTATTCCTTGGATCAATGCAGAGAATACTGAAAAGAGTATCCTTTCTATTAAAGGTTCAACTAGCGACTGCGCGATGGGGCACCTTGAGCTCAACGGATTTAGAGCGCATCGCGGTCATATCATGGAAGACGGTATGGAGGGCAAATTATTTGAGAAGTTCCAGCGGGTATTTTCGGGTCACTACCATACACGATCAGACGACGGACGAATCTTCTACCTAGGCAACCCCTATGAGATGTTCTGGAACGACGTGAATGACCCTAGAGGGTTCACAATCTTTGATACTGAGACTCTGGAGCATTCTCACGTTGACAACCCTTACAGCATCTTTTTTAACATCTACTACGAAGATACGAACTATAAACTCTTTGATGCTACGAAATACAAAGCAAAGATTGTAAAAGTTATTGTCAAGAAAAAGACGAAACCCAAAGACTTTGAGAAATTTCTTGACAAACTCTACAGTATCGGAGTTCAAGAACTCAAGATTGTTGATAACTTTGAAATCCAAGAGAACGAAGAGTTTGAGGCAGACGATTCGGAAAACACAATCTCGCTTTTGAATAGATATATTGATGAAGCAGAAATGGACTGTGATAAAAGTATTATCAAAGGTATTCTGCAGAAAATCTATAATCAAGCGTGCGAGGTTGAGTAATGTTTCTTCTTACCCTTAAAGATAAAAAACAAGAGGGTGCATATGCCGTTCAAAACAAGAACGGTGAGAAAGTCTTGTTTTTGTTTGAGGAAGAAGATGATGCTGAAAGATATGCGATGCAACTTGAAGAAGAGGAAGACCCTACTGAATTAGAAGTTGTGGAGGTTGATGGACCACTTGCCATAAGAACCTGTAGGTTGTATAATTACAGATACGCGGTGATTACACCGAACGATATTGTGATACCTCCAAAGAATGATAACTTTTCAAAAGATTAAGTGGAAAAACTTTCTGTCAACGGGCAATCAATATACTGAAATAGACTTTCAAGGTAATAGCACCAACTTAATCGTCGGAACAAACGGAGCAGGTAAGTCAACTGTTCTGGATGCTCTGACTTTTGTTTTGTTTAACAAACCATATCGCAAAATCAATAAACCACAACTTGTCAACACCTCCAATGAGAGGGAGTGTGTGGTTGAAATTGAGTTCTCTGTAAACTCTCGTCAATACTTGGTTCGTCGGGGTATCAAACCTAGTGTATTTGACATTGTTGTAAATGGAACTAAGTTGCATCAGGAAGCAGATGATCGTTCTATGCAGCGTATTCTTGAAGAAAATATTCTTAAGTTAAATTATAAGTCATTCACTCAGATTGTAATTCTGGGTTCTGCTGGATTTACTCCATTCATGCAACTCAGCACATCACAACGTCGTGAAGTTATTGAGGATTTGCTTGACATTCGCATCTTCTCTGCGATGAATAATATTGTCAAGGATACTATCAAAGAGAAGAAGGGTCAGGTTAAATCTCTTGATTTGAAGAGAGAAAACCTCAAAGACAAGATGAAGATGCAGAGCAACTTTATTGAAGAACTTGAGAACCGTGGAAAAGAAAATATCAAGTCTAACAAAGAAAAAATCACTTCTCTGATGGGAGAAGTTGATGAGTATATTGAGACGAATATTTCCTTAGAGGAAGATGTAAAGAGTAAAACTGAGAAGCAAGAGGCGGTTACTGGCGCAAGGCAAAAGTTATCAAAACTAAACAATCTAAAGGGCAAAATCTCTCAAAAGGTAGGTACAATTACCAAAGAACACCAGTTTTTCACTGAGAATACGGTATGCCCCACCTGTCAGCAGGATATAGCGGAAGAGTTTCGCTTAAATAGAATTAGTGACGCTCAAGATAAAGCAAAGGAACTGAAGGAAGGTTACGATGAACTCGTTAACGCCATTAAGTTTGAACAAGATAGAGAGCGTCAATTCAACGACCTATCGCAGGAGATCACTAGTCTAACGCATGACATTTCTCAGAACAATACTCGGATTAACCTCAACCAGAGACAGATACGAGAACTTGAACATGAAATTCAAACTATTGCCAGTAACTTACAGAACAGAAATACTGAACATGAGAAGTTAGAAGAGTTTAAAACTAATCTCCACAAGACAATTGAAGAATTAGCAGACAAAAAACAAGAAATCGTCTATCACGATTTTGCCTATTCCCTTTTAAAGGATGACGGCGTAAAAACAAAAATCATCAAGAAGTATCTCCCTTTCATCAATCAACAGGTTAATCGTTATCTTCAGATGATGGATTTTTACATTAACTTCCATCTGAACGAAGAATTCAGCGAGTCCATCAAGTCCCCTATTCACGAAGACTTTTCTTATAGTTCTTTTAGTGAGGGTGAAAAGATGAGAATAGACCTTGCCCTACTCTTCACCTGGCGTGAAGTAGCGCGTGTCAAAAACTCCGCTAACACTAACCTGTTGATTATGGATGAGGTGTTTGACTCATCTCTTGATGGTTTTGGAACCGATGAGTTCCTAAAGATTATTCGTTATGTCATCAAGGACGCAAACATATTTGTTATCTCTCACAAAGTAGATATGCTTGACAAATTTGAGAACGTAGTCAAGTTTGATAAGATCAAAGGGTTCAGCAAAGTGGTCTCCTAAATACTTAAAAAGTATTTGTGTAGATGGACACCTCTTACGATAAAGTAATATCTTACTTGACTGAAGAACAAGGACTCTCTTTGAAAGAAGCAGAAGAGATTATGGTTCTCTGCATTGAGCAGGGAATGAATCCTACTGAAATCTTTGGTAGAGGTTTAATTGATATGCTTAATCTTCTTCCCAAGAAGAAAAAGGTAGAGGCACCTAAACCAACAGCAGCACCCAAACCTTTACCATCTACATCGACAGGAAATCCTGTTCAGGGAAGACTTCTGACAAATAGAGGAACTGCACAAAATTTCACCAGAGGAAGAACTCCATTTACAGGGACTGATCCTGTCCCTGCTGCAAGTTCTAAACTTCCACAACCACCTACCAAACCTACAGTATCTCCGGGGCAGATGCAGATCCCAGGAACTTCTGCTAGAGCACAGGATTTAAGAAATGTGACCAGAAATCCTAACTTGGGTCTTCCGGGTAACACATCTGGTTTTGGAGGAACAAGTCCTTTACCAAAACCTAAACCTCCAGTATCAAATTCTCTAGGTCAAGCAATACAAAATCTTGGTAATAGAGCTTATGCTACTGCTGCTGCCAAACCTCCAAGAAGATTGCCACGAGGTAGTAGACTGAAAGGTTTTCTACCAGTTGCTGCTGAGATTGGTGGCGAAATGGCGTTGGAACCAGTCGCTAAAGCAGGTGGTAGGGCACTAACCAGAACCATACTTGATATTATGGGACAGGGAAATAAATCTAGACAAGTTGCTCCAAGTCTTTATGGAAAGGCTGGTCCAGATTTTACTCCAGAAATCAAGACAGGTATACAGCAAAGAAGTAAGTTGGCACAACAGAGTGCAGAAACCCAAGCAGCATCTAAACCAAAACCTGAACCAACAGGTGAAAGATCTGCTGCTGCCAATGCTGAAAAGCAAGAGATTGCTAAAGCAAACGCACAGAGAAGGAGAGCATCTGCTGCAGATTTTGACGCTAACTTTGCTGCTGCTAGAAAGGCAGGAAAGGCAGAATTTACTTGGCGTGGTAAAAGATATAATACTAAACTCAAGGGTGAGTGACCAGTTTCCAAACTGTCCACTGGGAGGTCTTCGGACCTCCTTTTTTTGTATAATAGGTCCATACGCATCAGACCCATGACCGTCCGCCACGAAATCAAGTCTCAACTTGCCAAGTTGCTTGCTACCGAGGACTTGATGGTTGAGCACAAGAAAGTGGAGACTGCCTGCTTCAACGTCCACAGTCGCGTTCTGACGCTTCCTATGTGGGAAAAGGCAAGTGGAGTGGTCTATGACATGCTGGTCGGTCATGAGGTCGGTCATGCCCTCTACACGCCTGATATCAACTGGATCAAAGACAGGCAAATCAACCCTCAGATTGTAAATGTTGTTGAGGATGCTCGTATTGAGAAGTTGATGAAGCGTCGTTACGCTGGCATCTCTAAGTCATTCTATCGTGGATACTACGAACTTTCCGAGCAGGACTTCTTTGCTATTGGTGATGATGACTTGAACTCTTACAACCTTGCTGACAAAATCAATCTCTATTACAAGATTGGTAGTTTTGAGGTTGTTCCCTTCACCGAAGAAGAAGTTGAACTTGTCAAGAAAGTTGGTGATTGTGAGACATTTGAAGAAGTTCTTGATGTCGCAGAGATGATTCAAAAGTTCTGTGAGCAGGAACAGAAGCAAGAACAGAAGCAAGAAATTCAACCTCAGGGTCAGTCTGGAGAGTCTGAAGAACAAACTGAGGAGGTTGAGAATGATGATCAACCAGCACCTCCTCAACAGCAAGAATCTGAAGATGCTCAGGATGAAGAGGAGACTGGTTCAGAAGAAACTGATGAGCAGGTTGAAGTCAAGACCATGGAAGCACTTGAGGATGCTTTGAAAGACCTTGTTGATAATCGGGGTTTGGAGAATGTATATGTAGAAATTCCTCACATGGACTTGAGCAAGGTCATTGTTCCTAATGCTGAGGTTCATGGAAAGTGCTCTGAAGTTTGGGATGAGTATGAACAGAGTGATGCCTTTGACATCATTGACACCCAATACCTGAAGTTCAAGAAGTCCGCTCAGAAAGAAGTTAACTATCTGATAAAAGAGTTTGAGTGTAAGAAGGCAGCAGATTCATATGCTCGTGCTACAACATCTCGCACAGGCGTCCTAGACTGCTCCAAACTTCACTCTTACAAATACAACGAAGATCTGTTTAAGAAAGTCACCACGCTTGCTGACGGTAAAAATCATGGGTTGGTGTTTATTCTTGATTGGTCTGCCTCTATGAACACCGTCTTGATTGACACGCTCAAGCAACTGTTCAACTTAATGTGGTTTTGTAAAAAGGTGTCCATTCCTTTTGATGTCTATGCATTCACTAGTGAGTATCCTCTAGTCAAATGTAATAAGTATGGTGGTTCAGAGGTTCGTGAGCGTTCTTATTCCCCTAAAGATGGATTGGTTTCCATTCCAGAGTGGTTCTCTCTTATGAACATCTTCACTAGCAAAGTTAGTAGTTCTGAACTTGAAAAGCAGATGAAGAATGTTTTTCGGGTGGCATATTCTCATCGTTATTGGGTTACCTATCCCAGTCCTATCGGTTGGAATCTTTCTGGAACTCCCCTGAATGAAACTCTAGTTTGCCTGCATCAAATTCTTCCAGAGTTCAAGCGTGATAACAAACTTCAGAAGGTTCAGTGTGTCATCCTTACTGATGGTGAAGCAGCTCCCCTCAAATATCATCGTGAATTGTTCCGCCGTAATGCGATTGAACCATTCATTGGTATTAATTCTCTTGGTCCTCACTGCTTCCTTAGAAACAGAAAAACTGGCATCAGTCGTTCTTTGGGTGGAGAGTGGTATGAGATGACTGATGTTCTTCTGGAAGATTTGAAAGCAACTTTCCCTGATATGAACTTCATCGGTATTCGTGTTCTTGAGTCTAGGGACGCCAAAGCATTTATCCGCCGGTATTGTGGCGTTTTTAACGATGACTATGACAAGGCAGAACTTTCGTGGCGTAAAGATAAAGCATTCACCATTAAGAATTCTGGATACCATAGTTACTTTGCTCTCTCTGCGAACTCTTTGTCTCAGGACACTGGGTTTGAAGTTAAAGAAGACGCTACTAAAACACAGATTAAGAGTGCTTTTGTCAAAAGTCTCCGTACTAAGAAAATGAACAAGAAAATTCTTGGTGAGTTTGTGGAACTTGTTGCTTAATAAATAGTAGAAAACTACGCAAGGACCATGAGCAGATTTGGAGATTTAATTAGCGGCAAGGCAGCGGAAGCACCTGCACCTGCTCCTGCCCCCGCACCTGAACCAGTTGTTGAACCAGCACCAGAACCTGTTGTAGAGTTGGAACCTCCCGCTCCTTTAAAATCAACCAAGAGATCTTTACGCAGATCCAAGTGATGT